GCGGATTTCCTTAGCACCCAGAATCTCATATGCCTGTGCAGCGAGCGCGGATGGCACAACAAGCACCATACGCTCAGTATCAATAGCGGAACCATGCACACCGTCACGACCAGACACAGCAGCATATGCAGCCTTCAAAGACTCAAGGGAAAGAGCCTTGGTATCAGCAGCGGACGCACCAGAGAAGAAAGCCTGGTTGATACCCTGCGCGTCGAAAAGGGTAGAGAACACTACCTTGTCTTCCAGCTTAGCGGCACCAGCTGCGAGGCGCTTAGGAATCTGGGTGAGTTTGTCCCAGTTCTTGTTTACGACATCTTCCCAGGTGAAGGGGAACACTCGTCCGTACTTGTCATTCTTAATCTGGACGGTGCCAGGCAGAAGGTCGGCTGCCTTGTATTCCTCGGCTTCGTTGACGTGAACATAGTCGATGTCGCCTGCGAGGGTAGCCAGAGGGGTTGGGTTGAAGGACGACAGGCGCGTGGTCTGTGCCACCTTCTGCCACTGGGTTTCGTAGCCACGGTACAGGTCAAGCACTTCATACTCGAAAGCGCGACCAAGCAGCGCTGGGAAGTCACTAGTAGTAAGTGCTTCCTGTAAACGCGCCTGTGCACTGTATCCGCCGCGGATGCCATCTCGGAGGATGGTTGCGGCTTCTGCTACGCGCTGGGTTGCACCAGTGTCGCGCAGCTTGTCGTAGTTGAGAAATTCACTCATTAGAATTTTGTTCCTTTGCTTTAATCGAATGCTACGCCAACAGGGGCAACCTCAATGGTTGCGCCAGCGGATGCTGATGTTTGGAGTGCTACGCCCCAGATTTTGCCTGCACCAGTGGTGAGCACGCCGTCAGTGCCTAGCTTGACGATCGCGCCAGCCTGCACGGTCTCTTTCACGGGCAGACGGTATGAGCCGTTGCGCCAGATGGTGACTTTCTGTCCCTGCTCTGCGGTAGTCATCGCTACACCAGCGATAGCGCCGATACGGACAGGTTTACCGGACTCGTACTTTTTATCGGCAATGAGGGCGATGTGTTCGCCTTTGCCATAGGATACGTTGATAGCCATGTTTATAGCCCCTTCATGATCGAGAGAATGTCGTCAACGGTTGCAGACTGTGATTCCTGGACGTGAGCACCCATACCGTAGACGGGAGACTGCGCAGACTTAGCAGCCAGTACTTCTTTGAGGGATTCCTGAACGCGGGTCTCAAACTCAGCCTTAGATAGGGATGCAGCAGACTCGACAAGCATCTTGCGGGTCATGGGTGCGTCTACGTTGCGGAACGCCTCAGATACGACAGCCTCAGCATCCTTCTTAGCGCTCTCTGCTTCTAGTTCTTCAACTTTTGCTTTCAGCTCGTCGCGCTCAGCTTTCAGGTCTTCAACCTGTTTCTTCAGCTCAGCAACTTCTGGTGACTCAGCCTTAGGTGCATCCTGCACGGGTGCGGGCTTAGCCACAGGTACGCCATCAGCTTCAACAATGTTCGCCATGCCGTCCACCTCTCTACTAGATTCCAGGACGGCAGTAATTTTTCCGCCGCGCCCCGGCTTCGTAACAAAATCAACAGAATCAACCTGCGTAATCTCTTTGATCACGCGGTCTTTCCCAGGCGCCATTATACCAGACGCATTAATAGACACACCGATGTACGGTGCACGCTCACGGATAAAATCCCTGTACTCAGGGAAAATCTTCGCACGCCCAACAAGCGCACCAGAATCATCCACAACAGGGCGACCATCAATCACCCCAGCAAGCTCACGAATATCACCCTCAGGACGCGAGTTACGCTCTGCACCTGTTGCATGATTCATGTACATGTGCACAGGCGAATCCCAGATAGGCGACTCCGCAAGCTTCTTGATAGTCTCCGGCGGGTACTCCCCAGAACTACCCTTACCAGGCGTAATGATAGCCACAGCCACCAGGGAACCAGTAGGCTCCCCATCAGCCTCAATCAACTGCACACTAGACACTACTTCCTCCTAGCCAAAATGTCAGACAAATTACGCTGAGTCCAATACATGGAACCATCATACCAGCGCGCACGCCTCGACAGGTCAGACCACTCAATAGACCCATCCGCAAGACCACGCACAACCTCCATACCCTGCGGCGAAGAAGCAACACCAGCAATAGCCTCAACCTGCGAATCGAAATCGAGTGAGTCAAACCACGCACGACCCGAGTTACGAGCGGTAATGTCAGGATACTGACTTAGGAGAGGTGCCATTACGCAGCGGCAATTTGGGTGTGAGTGTAGTTCCCCGCTCATGTATTTTTCTCCGTGGTGCATGACGCATGATCGGCAGGTGTTTTTGTCGAGTTGTGCGACCCATTGCCAGCCTTCGGTTTGGATGTTTTGGGTGAGGGTTTGGGTGGTGCGTCGTGAGGCTTGTTGTGTGGCTAGGTTTATGCCTAGTGATATTGCGGTGGCTATTTGTGCGATTTTGGTCTTGAACCCGGTTAGTTTGATTTTTTCTGGTTTAGGAGTAGGCGCAGGCTGGGGGAGTGTCTGAGTGGTGTAGTTTTGGAGGTTGTGGTGTGTGGTGGCTGCCGCTTGTTGTGCGGCTTGTTGTGCGGCTTGGTTGGCTTGGTGTTGAATCATGCCTAGGGTGGCGGCATATGTTGCCAGTGCGGCCGTTTGTTGTTTGCGGCGTGTATGGCGTGGTGTGAGTGCCCCTAGTGCGGTGATTGACGCTAGGGTGGCGGTGAGGTTTTGGTGGTTTTGGTGCGCGCTAACTATGAGCGGCTGCGTGGCTTGGTTTTCTATCTGGGTGAGGTCATCCTGCAAATTTTGGGCGTATTCTTCTGGTGTCATTTTATTTCTCCTGCGTATGCTGCGCGGATTAGTGCGTCGCCTGTGGTTTCTGTGGTGCGGTGGATTTGCCCGTCGCTGTCGCGTAGCTCGTTGATTTTTTCGTCTGGGTCTGTGATTCCGAGTGCACGCATTGCGAGTAGTGCGGTTTGCTCTAGTGGGAGTACTCCGAGTTGGTCTGCCGTGGTGATCGCGTCGAGCTGCGCTTGTGTGGGTTCGGGTGTGATGTCGTCCCAGTGGAAGGTGATTGTGCGCGGCGCGTCTACTGGGAGTTGCCCTAGGCTGATTTGATTGTCGATGATGTGGTTGATGATGGCGCGGTAGGTTTCTTCCCAGGTGCGGCGGCGCGCTTCGATTTCGAGTTGTAGCGGGCGGTCTAGTGTTTCGGCTACTGCGCGTGCACCTGTCTGTCCGGGGTCTGCGAGTAGCATTGTGACGGGTACACCTAACGCGGCGGCGATCATTGCGGCCAGGGGCTTACCTGATTCCGCGTCGATGGTTGCGCCTGTGTTTGGCATGGTGGTGATTTCTGCGTCTACGAGACCTATTGCGCCGGGTTGTGTTGCGGCTTCTGCTTGCTGGATGGCGCGGCGTGCGTCTTGTACGGCGCGTGAGGTTTTGCCTGTGATTCGGTGGCTTATTTTGCTGATGGCTCGCATGAGTCGCGCCCAGTCTTGCAGATAGTTTTTGTAGGCGCTTATCCAGGGTGAGGCTGCGAATAGATCGGGTGTGCCTAGTAGTGACATTGGTATGCGGTTTACGGCGTGGTGGTAGATGGGTGTGTTCCAGTCCACGGGCACGCCGTCTACCTCTGCGTACCTGCTTGCTGGCTGGTACCCTAGTGCGGGGTGCCAGGTCTTTACTGTGCGCCCGTCTTGGTAGTGCGAGCGTAGGTATAGTGCGGGGCGTACGCTGTCTTCCTGCATTGGCAGGATTTTCTCGATATGCTCGATTCCTTCGGTGCGTGCTACAGTGCGCCCGGTGGCTGGGTCAGCGAAAAGCAAAAAGAAAATATTTCCGTCTGCTGCTTCCTGCACACCGAGTGCCTGGTGTGCGCTATGCCCGGTAAGGGAGATACGGTTATCTGGATCGTCAAGGAAACTCTGAATAATTTCATTTACGCCAGATTCTTCATCGCAGGTGATGCCTACACCGGAACCAAAAACATATGATGTACGGATGCTCACGCCGCGCTTGCCTAGCGGGTCTGCAACAGCGAGCACGCGGCATGTCTCAGCAATATTCT